TTCGGACGCAGAAGGGGATAAACCAGGTCAAATCCGATCTTCTGGTTCTTCTTCTGACGGAACCCGGAGAGCGGGTGATGCTTCCGGAATTTGGCACTCCACTCAAGAAATTCTTGTTCGAGCCGAACACTTTGTCGCTTGTGGACTCCGTAAAAGACACGATTGCTAACTCTATAAAGATGTGGGAACCGAGAATAGCGGTATCTCAGATAGAGGTCACCAACTCGGCGGACTCAATGGAGCCGTCGCTTAATCCGGATGACAAGAAGGAAGACGTCGGTCATGTGCTACTTATAAGGATACTTTTTACCGACTTTGACAACATACAGCAGGTGCAAGAGCTGAAGCTTGAGGTTCCCCTCGGAGGATGAAATGCAGAACAACTGCCCTTTTGAAATATCGCCATACGCAAATTCAAACCCCATAAAAAACGACAAGATATCAAGTCTGAACTACACCAATCAGGACTTCTGGTCTCTGAAGACCAGGCTCGTCCAGTTCATTCAGGAAAGATTCGGCGACAACGGAACCGTTCTGCCAAATACCTTCAATGACCTCGTGGAAGGCTCCATAGCGATCATGCTCATGGAGAACTGGGCTTTCATCGCGGACACGCTGTCCTTCAAGATGGATCAGATGGTCAATGAACTATTCATAGACACCGTCACGGAACCGGACAACGCCTTCAGAATATGCCAGCTCGTGGGATTCAAGCCTACGCCTCCGATTCCCGCAAGCTCCATGTGGACTGCCACCATAAACACGCCCTTGTCTGCGGATCTGGTGATAGATGCTCCCATTTCAATAGACATAGCTACGGAAGATGGTCTGATCGGCATAGAACTATTCCCCGCCGACTCAAAGAAAAACCCAATTTTTGACCAGGACATCATCATTCCGGCGGGCATGACGATCAACTCGTCCATAGTTGGTCTAGAGGGCAGAACATTCACGGACAACTTCACGGGAACGGGACAGACGCTTCAGTCGGTGTTCACTTCCAAGTCGTCGGTCATTTACGATTCCATAAGCGTCAGGGTGGACGGCATTCTGTGGGAGCGGGTTGACTATTTCAGCGACTCCCAGCCGAGAAGGGAGTACAGGGTGGAATTTGACTCCTCGTACAGAGCCTACATCATGTTCGGCAACAACAGGGCCGGATTGAGTCCCGCACAAGGATCTCAGATAGAGGTCGTGGCGAGGACGGGAGGAGGGACGAGAGGCAACATAGTAACGGGATATGTGGAATACCAGAGCCAGGTGCAGGTTTTCGGAATAAGTTCCAACATACCCGTCACGTTCAAGAACTATACCAAGGGCGACTTCGGATACAACGGCGACACCATAGAAGATATAAGGAGGAAACTTCCGTTCTATCTCAGGACGCAGGACAGGGCGGTCACGGGTCTGGACTACAAGCACCTCACCGACCAGTTCGTCACGCCATACCACGGACAGATCGGGAAGTCCACCGCGGCCCTGAGGAACCACGGGTGCGCCGGCAACGTGGTAGACATATACATACTCGCCAGGGACGGAAGCAACGGACTTCAGGAGGCGAACGACAGCCTCAAAGCGGAACTGGCCGAGATGCTCGAATTGAAGAAGATGATAACCGACTACATCTGCATAAAGGACGGAAGCGTAATAGAGGCGGATGTAAGCGTGGAGGTGACGCTATCCAGGATAAACAAAAAGTTTGAGCAAGAAATAAGAACCGCCATATCGGGCAAGGTGGAGGACTTCTTCTCGCTTTCCAACTGGGAGTACGGGCAGGAATTGAGGGACAGCGACTTGATCAAGGCCCTTGCGTCCGTCAAGCAGGCGGACGGATTTGATTTGGTCTTCACGACCGACGATCCGGACAACTCGGGATCCGCCGTCAGGACCAAGTTTTTTCAGATCATAAGGCCGGGGCAGATAGAAATAGCATTCATGTACGAGTGAAAAAATGAAAACAGTCGGAATAGACAAAAACATCACGATAGCGGACGAAATGAAATTCATCCTTGAGACCAGGGACGGAAGAGACTGTCTGCGTACGCCCTACCAGATAACGAGCGTGGCGGTTTATTTCGTCTCCAGGGAATTCACCGACACCTCTATTTCGGAGTACCAGAAAGATTTCCGCAGGAAAGATTTGCTCGAGAAATACGAGCAGGTGAAAAAGTCACTTTGCTTGAAACTCAAGGACAATGTCAGAGTCGCCACAACCTCGCATACGGTTCTGTCGGGGCTATATGCTGTAGACGGAATAAGCCTCTCGGAAGGAGACCGGGTGCTGGTGAAGAACCAGACCAACCCAGCGGGAAACGGCATATATTCAGCAAGCTCCGGATCATGGAGCCGTTCCGAAGACGCTTCCGACTCCTCCCAGATCGCATCTGGCATGTATCTTTTCGTTGATGAAGGGATTCAGAACATAGGTTCCGGATGGACTCTTCAGGCGGGGTCCGAGGTGACTCTAGGCACTAGCGGGCTCGTTTTTGTGAAGTTCTCGGAGAACGGATCTCCGCCGTCGCCCGATGAGAACTCCGCCAGCCTATTGGCCGCCTTGAAGATTCAGATAGAGCAATCCAAGTTCAGCTCCAATTTCTTCTACAAGGACGCCGTTCCTGTCAAGATTTTCGGAGGACATGTAAATCCCCAGACCGGGGAGCTTTATCCGGCATGGCTCAATCCGGAGATGGTTCCTGTCGAGTTGAGATCAAAGGTGATCTCGGACAACATCCTGTTTCCTCATGAGGACGAAGGAGATGTTGTGGACGGCAAGTTTGTTTTGGAGTGGAGTCCGGACGGATGCAGGGAGGGAGACTACTTCGTTTGCTGGTCTTGGATGCCGAATCTCGCGGGGGAAGTGCTGACGGCCCACCTCGGATTTTCGCTGGAGGGAAACGGGTCTCTCACGGCGAGCATACCGACGCACGTAACCAACCCCGAAAAGTACGAGACCCTCATGGATCGTTATCTTCCGGAGATGTTCAAGACGTTTATATCCGAAGCGGACGTAAGCCCTCTCGTCATCAAGGGACTCAACGACTCCGTGGCCGCGGGGTTCACATCTTTAGAGAACATGGCGAACCAGATAATAGACCTTCTGGACGCCAACGCCACCCACGAGCAGTTCCTTCCGCTGCTCTCCAATTTCTTCAATCTCCGCCTCAAATCAAACGATCCCACGCTGTGGCGCAGGCAGATAAAGAAGGCGATCCCAAACTTCAAGAAAAAGGGGAGCATATCCGGACTGAAGGAGGCTCTCGGCGACATAGGCATGAAGTTTTTGAAACTTACTAGAATGTGGCAAGTTGCATCGGAACACACCTATCAAGAGCACTTTGACTTCGTCGGATCCAATGTTTTTGAACTTTCCAGGACGGCCATACTTCCGTCGGATTCCAACTTCAAATTATGGCGCAGGAACAAAGACCAAGGGGAGTGGTCTGAAATTGATCTGAACACATACGGATCGCATGTCCAGTGGAGTCAGAGTCGGCTAACCTGGACTGGACCCGCACTGGAGGAGGGCGATTCAATACGGGTTCTCTACAAGACTTCTTCAGTCCCCGCCGGGCAACAGAGCAGGGAGAATTACATAAGAAACCTGCCCTTGATGGACGACAGGGACGAAAGAGACCAGGAATACCCGCCAAAAAACTGGAACATTCATCTTTTGGAGGAGGACGATCCGATGTTTGACGTGATCGTTCCCGTCCGACATCCGATTTCCGATCCGACCATATGGGGAAGGATAAGAACTGAATTCCCCTACAGCGAAAACGCGTACAACATGGACGAGTACAACGGATCAAAAAGGGAGAGTCTGAATCCGTGTGACATAGACAAGGAGTTCGTGGACTCGTGCGGACGCTGTCAGAGCAGCAAGTTCTCGCTGGACATGGAGGCCGATTCCTTCAGCGACGAGAGCTTCGAGGAGGCGAGGCAGATAACGGAGGAGTACATGCCTTTCCATTCGGTGGTTCATGCATTCAACATAAGCGGCGGAATGAACGAGTTCATGGAGCCTGCCGAGGAAAAAATAGAGACGCTTCTTTCTTTCTTCGGAGAAGAGTACACGCTGGCGGGCGAGGCACAGAACATATTCAACAGAAATATGGACAGAGATCAAATGCTGAATGTCAAGAGAGACCTTCTGGCGGATTTTGAGATTGTTGCCGAAGAATCGGGGACAATAAGCAACCAGAGGGTTTGTCTGTTTCCTTCGGCTCCGAACTCCGAATCGTTCCTTTCTGACGGAGACAGAAAGGGGACCACACAAGGCTTCGAGGCCTTGAACGTGAACACTTCCGTCACAGACATGGATGTTTTCGAGAACAGCAATTTGCTAGAAATACTGGGTTCGTCCACAACTTACGGAACCCTTTCTTCCATAGACGGAGACAGGGCGGTCATGGCCGGAACTTTGTCCGAGCAGATGGTCGGACCCACGTTCGAATACAGAGTTTCAAACAAAATTGGCGACATGGTCGTTGACATAGAGCAGGCCGATCAAGTCATACTGAACGACCCCAATACGGATTTTTCCATACTCAACATCTCCACCCAGAGGGATGTGGATGCGGGTGTGGCGAACGCCCCCGTATGGCGTTTGAGGCATGCCAGTTCCAAATACATCGTGCGTGACATACTTCCGGACGGAACCCTGCTTCTTACATACGAGTCGCCGGCCGGTACGGTGGTCGGTTGGCAGCTCCTCCGGGACGGCGAATTGATGAAGTCCTCCTCCTCAGGATTCTTGACCGTTTTGAATTACGGAATGGTGACTGTGGTTTCTGGGGCGGAGGGACTGAAGGCGGGCGACTATCTCTATTTGAACTGGGACTCTTCAGCCGAAAAATACAAGATAAAATCATTCAGCAACATTGACAGTGATGTTTTTTACATAGAAGGCTACCAGGGTGGCTCTGTCGGAGGGGAGGATGCGAAGGCATACAGAAGAATACTTGATAGAAAGGTTGGAATACTGGGGTACGAGGGTATTGTTTTGGTTGCAGGGGGCAATCTGGAGGCTTCCATTCCCGTGTCAAACGGATCTGGCAACACATCGCAATCGGTCAATTCCGAGGACATAAAAGAAAACCATCTTGTTATAATTGATGGGAAATACTACTCTATATCGGATATTAACGGTTCTGAACTTGTTTTGAACGGGCCTCATGGAGAATGGGGTGTGTCCGGCCAGAATGTGAATTTTTCAATATACAAGTTTGAAAAGAAGGTTCTGGACGTTCCCAAGAGGGAGTATCCTCCGGTGCCGGGTCACAGGTTCAATTCGGTAGACCGTTCCGGAGGAGTGATTCTTTCGGGTACGGAGGCCGACATTCACTTCACCGCCATGGCTCTCAACTCTATGGGAGGAGGAAGTCAGGGTTCGGTGGATTTTTTGTCACAGAATGAATCAATAGAATTTGAAATAGAATACAAGGAATAGCGAGGAAAGAAAATGGAAGACTCACAGTCATGCAGGGGCGATATAAAGATGGTCGTGGGATACGAGGACGGCACTAGCGAGGCCTTTGAGTTTCGCAACGCAATCCTGAAGAGGGGCAGAGAAGCGCTGGCGTTGTCTCTTGCCAACAGGATCGGTTCCGACTTCGACTTCTTCGTAAACAGGATGCTCTTTGGCGACGGAGGCACCACCGGCAGCGCACCGAAGGTGGTTCAGCCCGACAGAAACGGCCTGTTCGGCACCACGAGAGTCTCCAAACCCGTCGTAGCCAACATAGACGTCAACAACGAGTCCCAGGTGATATTCACATCCGTAGTTGGTTTCAACGAGGGTAACGGTTTTAGCCTGAATGAAATGGCACTTCAGATGCAGAACGGAGACCTCTACAGCATGGCCACTTTCCCCGGCATATCCAAGACCCAGCAGATGCAACTCACCTTCAACTGGCGCATTTCGTTCCTCTGAAAACGCCGTCCAGATATCGTAAATAGATTGCCATCCGGCTCCAGACCCTAAGACACGAGGATTGAAATGCCCGACATCCAAAGCATACCCGAGGTTCTTTACCAGGCAGATCAGCCCTACCATGTCCACTATGACAATCTGCCCCTGAGGAACATCTTGGACAGGATCGGTCTTGTCAACATACAGGTTGACACAAACACCGACATTCTTCGTGGGGCATCCGGAAGTGCCGGATCGCTCAATGCCAGGCTTGACAAGTCTCTAGACGATGCCGGGGACATCAAGGCCGACGCGGTGAACAATGCCAACCACAGCATAGCAAGCCATGCTGACGGCGACGGTTTCGTCCGAATGACAGACGAGGAGCGAGCCAAACTGGATGGCGTCCGAAGCGAGGCGAACAAGCTTGAGATAGAGATCGAGGGTTCCGGCGATTTTTTTACCGTCCCTCCCGCCGGAAGCAACGGAATCTTGCGTATCAGGAAGTCTTCCACGATATTCATGGAGTTTCAGAGTCCGGACACGGTTCGCCTGCATTCTGTGTTCCCTCCCGACGCTGCTCACAGACACAGTTACGATCTCATCCCCGCATACGATGTTCCGTCAGGCCCCTCGTACAGAAACTACAGAACCACTGCGGTGAACACGCCCTTCGTGGAGGGGTCGCTCAGGGTCTATGTGAACGGAGCGAGAATAACAAAGGTTCCCGTAAAAGTCCTAAGCTATTCGGCCTCTTCTGTGACCGTGCCCAATTCGGGAGGCATTGTTGTTTTCCCTTCATCGGCATGGGTCGGCACATATATAGAATCGGAGAGCCCTGAAGGCGGCACTTTTAGGCTCAACAGGTCTATCTCGCCGAGCGATGTGATAAGGATAGATTTTGACAAAATGATTCTCCCCCCGAATTCAAGTTCAAGTTCAAGTTCAAGTTCAAGTTCAAGTTCAAGTTCAAGTTCAAGTTAAAAAGGGCAGATGTACAGAGGAACCAGAGAAATAGACATAAACTTTGTAATTCTGTCGCCTGATCCCAACATAGGCCGGCTGAAGGGAACCGTCAGATCCATTAAAAACAATTACAAAGAAGACGCAAATATCGTCTGTTCGGTCAGAAAGGACATCAAAAAACCGCAGCTGGATGAGATGAATGATGTTTGTTCCACGTTGAGAGGGGGAGAAACGGTCACATCCCTCATAAACAACGGCATGAAGAATTCCGAGTCGGGTTGGACGATGATGATAATGGAGGGGGCGTGGCTTCCCCGGAACATACAGTACAGATATTCGGTGTGGATTGAAAAGGAAACAGATGTTCTTTTCCCCATAGTCGTGAACTACGACAAGGAGGGAATGCCGACCAAAATCTACAATACCTTTGCGGATTGCACCTTGAATGGAATGATGATAGACAGAGATTTTTTCTTGAAGGTCGGGAAGCTCTCCGAAAATCCCCTCAAGATATCTCGTGAGTTCTGGGCAATGGGTGCCGCTGAACTAGGAGCCGTGTTCAAGGCGATACTTGGGATAAAAATCTGCTAGCCACGGATGTTGAAAAAACGCCACCTGTTCTCGTGGTTGATGAATGTGTCTCCGTCTATGTGAAAGAGGTATTCTCTCACCTCGTCCCATGTTGAAAAGAACATGCCGTGGGGCAGTGTCCCAAATAGCCAGTCGGGGGTTTGATTCTTTCCCTGTTCCATCCGTATCAGAACCGGCTTCTTGGATCTGTTGGCAAGGAATATCTCCTCTAGCGTTCCGCAGGGATGAGTATTGAGATCCAGGTTGACTATAAGAAAATCGCTTATGTCTACGAGCCTGAGATCTACGGCTCGTATGGTTTTCATGACATTGGAAAGTTCGTCGTATTTTTTGCTCTGCTTCAGAAGATTTTTGACCTGGTGGGTGGTGTCGTCCTCGGCTCCGAGATCGCCGGGCTTGTTCAGGGGATTGAATACCACCACTCCCAGTTCATTCAGGAACGGAGTTATGCTGTCCCTCCACCCGAAACCCCTGTCCGCCACCCTGTCCATCGCTCCGGCTAGGTAGACGCGCTGATTTTTTAGTCTGTTCATGTTTTTTTGAGGTTTTTTCTCTAATAGACTAGACAATACCCATCGGAGCAAAAAATGTCAAGCGAAATTTACAGGCAGGCGTGCGATCTTGTGGAATCCCGCCCGGTCTCTTCTAGGCACACATTCTACCAGCTGAAGCACTTCGTCCTCGGAAAGGAGCTCACCACGCAGGCCAAGATGCAGAAGTGCCTCCGAGAGATTGATGCCAGAAAATGCTCAATGAAATCCATGGTCCTTGGGATAGAGGACGCCGAGGACGAACTTAAAATGCTGGGCCTCAAAATGGCCCTTTTGGAAAAAAAGAAAGAGAAAAACGAACTACATAAGGAGTACAAGGCCATTCAAAAAAGGAAACTTTCCCGTAAAAAAGCCGTCCTTCAGGACACCATCGATGACATGAGGAGGAAGCTCCTAGAGACCGAGGAGGAGACGAGTTTTTTCCTCGGCGCCTACCGTCAGCTAGAGAAAATAGAACCCCTCAGAAGACACGATGACCCGGAGGCGAACGCCCAATACTGGAATGAAAATTTCGCACAGGAACTCGAATTGAGGCTGCTGCTGCAGAAACCTTTGGACCTGGACTTGGTCAAGTGCATACTCGCTATGGATTCGGAATCCGCGACCAGAAAGGAAATGATAGGAATATTGGAGCAGATACAAAACAGGGCCCTTCTAGCCAGCGAACAGGCGAAGTTGGCCGTCAAGGAAAAAAACGATGAGTGAAAGACCCTCTAGTTTGGATACTGGATATGTCGCCGGAAAACTGTCTCTTTTTCCCGATGTACTGGACGACAAAGACAGCCTGTACGAGGCAAGGAACAACGCCGAGACCACATTGAGGACGGGACTTCCGTACAGCGGCAAAAAAATTATAGTTGAAGACACATCCCTGTTTCCCCCCACTGGAATATTGAGGGTAGGGCTGCCTTCGGGCGTTTATGGCGAGGCGGAACTGATCTACTACGGGTCCAAGACCGAAAACACCTTCAAGGATCTTGTGAGGGGCTTTGCCGGGTCGAGGCAGAACCAATGGACTTCAGGCACCTGGGCCACAAACGCGGTTACTGCCGAGCCGCACAACGCCGTCAAGGATGCGATCATAAACATAGAAAAAAGAACCGGCCTAAAAACAAATCCGGACTCCGGGAGCCTCAACAGAAGGCTGAAGGACATGGAACTCAAGTTTCTGTCACCCAAGTCTGTGTTCAGGGCGTTTCCAAGAGTAGTTCTTCCGGGTGATCCGGTGAGATTTCAGAACTTCTCCGAGGGAGACATCATCAGAACTCTCTGGGACTTCGGAGACGGCGGACAGAGCATGGAAAAGAGTCCGATCTATACATATGCCAAAGAGGGTACGTACACGGTTAGGCTTCACATAGTGACAAGCTCGGGCGCCCAAGGAATATCAACCAAGACCAATTACCTGACTGTCTCCCAAAGCGAAAGGCCCTCCTTTTTCTATACAAGAAAACTAAATTCGCCGGCTCTCACCTACAGTTTTATTGACCAGTCTGATGGAGACATAATTCAGAGATTCTGGGTGTTCGGCGACGGAGAGAGCCTCAAGGAAGAAAATCCGTCAGTGCACGAAGTTTCGCACACGTACCAGAATCCTGGACTGTACGAGCCATCGCTGCTTCTGGTTTTTGCGGGCGACAAGGTGAGAAGGGTTTTCCTTAGTGAAATGCTGGAGGTTTCCTGATGGCTAGTTCCAACATTCCGAAAGCCAGCGATTTTCCCAACGCCTTTGACGACGACAAAAACCTTTTCCTGGTTCACGATGCGCTGAGGGTGAGGCTTTTGGAGGACTATATGCCGGGAGACGCCTCCGTAATCGTCGAGGGGGAGGAATCCGTCATGTCCAGGTTCCCGCCAAACGGAATCATAACTCTAACGGAACAGTGCGAGGACATAGACAAGAGGGCTTTGAGTTTCTATTACAACTCCAAGACGTCCACAAGCTTTGACGAACTTGAAATTCTCGAGGACTTCAAGGATTTGGACGTGGCGAAGCCGAAGAAAGTAACGAACGTGACGATGAATGTGGTGGACAGACATCACAATCATCTCAAGGACGCCCTCATTTCCACGCAGTACTTCTTGGGGACAAGGTACGACAGCGAGGATGAAGAAACAATGACGGGACGAATAAAGTACGTAGAGAGGCTGGCTCTGTCTCCAAAAGTCTGGTTCTCTTCGGACTCCACGGTGGGAATCGCACCTTTGAGGGTGGTCTTCAGCAACGAGAGTTTCAGGCTCGGCGACGGCAAGATCACCATGACATGGAATTTCGGAGAAGGTCCTCCGCTGGTGAGGGAGTACGATGGATCGGCGGACTTCATGTCGAGAAACGAAGTTGTTGGCGGAATCTCCATTTCGGGGGGCTCTCTGACAAAGACATACTCGTCCCCCGGCATTTACACGGTCAGGCTTACGGTGGAGAACGAGCACGGACAGGATTCGGTTGAGTTCATAAACATGATAAACGCAAGGATCGAGTGTCCGGATCCGGCCGTGATACAGATAAACCACAAGGCATCGCAGAATTATTACCAAGGAAATTCATCGCAGGGCATCTTCCCAAGAATAAGGTCTGTAACCAATAGTTTCGTAGAACTAGAGGTGCCTTCTGGGCCGGATCCCTCCAACCCAGGATACAGGTATTCTGGAGAGAAGATAGACGGGAATGGAAGCCCAATAGACCCGATAGAGGAGTACACATGGTCTTTGAGCGACGACCTACCCCATTCGGACTATAGGGCGACCAGGGCTTCGTACAGCCTCGGGGGTTACTACGACATAGATCTCAGGGTGGATACGCTATATGGCGCCTACAGGATAACCAAATATCCGAATTCTATTGACATCGTGGAATCAAGCAACCTTTGGATGTTCAATCACACGTCTCTGAACACAAACGGAAGCGGAGTAATCAAGGCTTATGAGTTCGGATTGAACAGCGAGACTTTCAAGACTCTAGGATCCCAGACGCTCCAGGTAGACAGGGACAACTCGTTTCTAGATCATTATGGATCGCAGAGCTATTACTTTGACGCCCTGTCCAGGTCAAAAAGGGAATTCGGTCGCAATGTGGAGTTCGTGCCCGCGGGAACTGGAAGTTCAGGGGGAGGGGGCAACTCTCTTTTGATGTGGGCTGGCGGTGGAGCAGTGGTGGACGGCAAGAAGATACAAATAAGGAAGTACAACGCATTTGACGACCACTACGAAAGCGTGACGGAAATATCAAACAGGCCCTGGAACTGGGCCGCCTTGAATTCCGCCGACAAAACATACTTTCTGTTCGGCGAAGACCAAAGTCCTTCCTCGGGGATGAACATAGCATTTCCCAAAAGACTGGATTATGACCTTGCTACTCAGACCGCCATGTCGCCGACGGACTTGCAATTTTCTTCGTTTGAAAATGGAGCCGACGAACTTTTGAGGCATCCTTCGTTTTTTAACGAATCCGGCACGGCCACCAACGGAAATTTCGCGGTGTACAGAACGGCGTGGAAGGATGCGGCGGGCTACATACTCCGGAACTCTTCCGTAAACGAGTTCTTCAGGCTTTCGGACTTCTACAGAACAAACGGAACCCTATCGAATCCATTCGGCACCATTACAAAGCTTCCAAGCATCGTCGGCTCTGTCAAGTTAGAAGGTCAGCTCGTGAACCTGTCCAATGGCATTTTTCTGTTCAACAACTCCGGCGAGATATGCGCCTGGAACGATACGTCCCTTACGTGGGAGGTGGGAAGATCAAACTCCTCCTCGGTATCCTTCAGGTCGCTGCAAGATTTGTCCGTATCGGGCTTCGATGACAGGTCTAACACGCTTCTGGCGGCGTCGGACGGAGACAGAATTGTCTACCTCAGTTACGACTACAGCACCAAGGCCTTTATAAAATTTGACGGCACAGACTTGACTTTCTCGGTCGTAAAAACACGGCCATCAGGCTCCCAATTTAAGATGGGCATTTACTAGATATTAAACCATGCCAACAGGATTCCCCCCGCAGATAGCATACCCACTAGCACTGGACTCCGACAGAACTCTCTATCTCGTTTATAACACGAGCGAGGCCAAAACGGCCGCAGAGAACTCGGCCTGGGAGGAGGGAATACAGATAGCCCCCGTGGGACACTGCCAGCCAGAGATATGGGCAGAAAACGGCTTTGCCAACATATCCGGGGAGATGTTCTACTACGACACGGTGGAAAGAAACGATCCCGCAGGAAGCGGAGCCACATTCGGCAATGTCAGGTTGGATTCAAAGGGTTCCATCTTGTCCGTATCTGTGCTGAACGGGGGACAAGGATACTGCCTGCCGGAGATGGCGGTAAAAGGCAAGGGTACCGGCGCCAGGCTGAAGGCTGTTGTGTCGGGCGGATCAATAGAAAGAGTGGAGGTTGTCCGTCCTGGGATTGGTTACGAGGAAGGTTTGACAACCCTAGAACTACAGGGCAAAATATTCAAACTCAAAAGGTGCCTGAGGAGCATGGGCGGAAAGCCCACCAAGTTCAATCCTTCCGGGACATGGGTCAGGGGCTTTGTTATGGCGGAACATCACAATCAGCTTGTGGATGCTGTGATTTCCGTAGAAAAATACATCTTTGAACTGGAAGATAAAATAGCAAAGCTAGAGCAGGAGCCGGTGTGTTCGGACGATGCCTACTGTGCGGAGGTGACCTTGGAGACAAATGTGTCTCAAGGTCCGGAAGGATGCAGGGAAACCACGATGCAGTACAGCGTCATCGTGAATGGGACTTTCAGCACATTCAGCCTTGATTTTGGGGACGGGCAGTCGACAAGCTCCATTCAGTCGGGAACGCACACCTACGCTTCTGGTTCGAATATAGATCCGGTTGTTACTGTGGTCGGGGACGATTGCACCGTGGTGCAGACCCCGATCTCAAGGCTGAAGGGGGGCGTTCCAGAAGTTCAGGAAACGCCCACTTTTGTTTTGCCCATCCCCCAGGTGCCCAACTTCCCGGACATAACGATTCCAGATTTTCAGCAGCCAAACCCGCAGATTGAACTTCCGCAGATAGTGTTTCCTTGTTTGAATGTATCGCCTATAGGCACTGACATAAATATTCCAAGCATAATAAACATAGTGCCTCCTGTCATATCCTTCGTGCCTCCAAGCATATCCCCGGTGAGCTTTACATTTGGTCCGGCGCCCACGATATCTCCCGCGAGTTTCACGTTCGGTCCGGCTCCCTCGATATCTCCCGCGAGTTTCACGTTCGGTCCGGCGCCCACGATATCTCCCGCGAGTTTCACGTTCGGTCCGGCTCCCTCGATATCTCCCGCTAGCTTCACATTCGGACCCGCGCCTAAGATATCTCCCGCGAGCTTCACTTTCGGACCCGCGCCGAAGATATCTCCCGCTAGCTTCACATTCGGACCCGCGCCTAAGATATCTCCCGCGAGCTTCACTTTCGGACCCGCGCCTAAGATATCTCCCGCGAGCTTCAACTGGGGTACGCCTCCGAAGTTATCCGGAGCGAGTTTCAACTGGGGCACGCCCCCCAAGGTGTCCGGAGCGAGTTTCAACTGGGGTACGCCCCCCAAGGTTTCCGATGCTAGTTTTGTATGGGGTACGCCTCCGAAAATATCCAATGCTAGTTTTATATGGGGCACTCCGCCAAAGGTAACCAGTTCATTTAATTGGGGCACGACCCCCAGCGTAACGGGATCGTTTACATGGGGCGATACCCCCAGTGTAACCGCATCTGTAGAGTGGGGGCCGACGCCAAGCGTAACGGGATCGTTCACATGGGGCGATTATGTTCCGAGCGTGACAGGATCGTTCACCTGGGGAGATGTGCCTAGCAATATTACTGCTTCGTTGACATGGGACGATCCACCAAAGGTGAGCATAGAGTGGGGAAACGTCCCGACGTTGTCTTGTGTGGTCACCGTGGAGTGCGGAGGCTCTAGTTCGGCCGGATTCAGAAGGGCAAATACGCTTGATGAAAATTTCGTGGATGACTTCAACACCGACAACTTTGATATAGAAATAAGCGACTTGGGGATACCTTCGGAGATCAAGGTTGTTGTGCCTAAATTTCCCGACATAAAAATAACGCATGACATACCGAAGTTCATAGATATAAAGTCGGACATTCCCAACAAGATCGTTCTTTATCAAGCCGATCTGATACCCAAGGAAATAAAGATAATCAATGAATCGGTAATTCCGAGCGTCATAGCGCTGGACTCTTCTAGCGTCCCGAATTCCATAAGGATAGACGCAACCGCCGTCCCAGGATTCATAAGCCTCGTCCCGGTGGACATACCGTCCGCAATCAGGCTGGACGGCTCCGAAATACCCGAATTTATACGGGTGGTCGGAATACCCGACTCGATAGAGGTGAAGATGCCGAGCGAAATAGTGGCGAGACTAGAGGTTCCTGAAAACTTGGAAATACCACTAGTTTACAAGGGCGGGCCCGTACCCATTCAGTTTGACGCGTCCAACCTTATGGGCGGAGACGAGCAGGCTTGTTTTGCCCTCGTACCATGCAACAAAAAATGAGAATAAAGAAGTACAGAAACAACGAATACATTCTTGCCGAAGGTATTTGGGTCAGAAATCTGTGCTCTGATGCGAAACCAATCGACATAAATTCTCTCGGCGGATCAGATCTTAGTCTTTTTCTCTGGAACGAGTGCGAGAACATGAAGGTCTCGGGGATGAACATGGACGATCTGAACCGCGTGGATATGGAAAATCTCGTGATATTTTCGGACGGATACGGATGGAGGGAGCGGCAGAAGGTTCTGGCCGGCATGCCCAACAAGATGGTCAAGACGATAGGCGTGAACGGCAGTCTTTCTAAATGGGAGATGGCTGGCGAAAAGGCCGAGGTCAAGAGGACCATGACTTTCTATCTCGTCAACAATCCCTACGGGGAGTGCGTCGGATACCTGCCCCGCAAACACAGGTACTATCCGAACCTGATAGCGTCCACCAAGACAAATCCCAAGTTCATAAGGGAATACGAAGGCCAGCCGGCGTTCTACAGATCTTCCCAGGATTCGAACTATTCCGGAGTGGGTCAGGATGAATGCATGAGGCTGGACGACTACAGAAACCCCATATGTGCGGCCTTGAGCTTTGCATGGAGAAACAGGGCCAGGAAAATAGCCTTGCTCTGCTGCGACGAGGCCTTTGAGGATGAACGACCAGGCTCCGTCAGAATGGAGAACGGACTTTACCAGTATCCCCAGCAGATAATGTGTCAGAGGATAATAGACAAGCAGATATACTGGATGAAGCAGGCCGGGGTGGAGGTGATGGACTGCTCGTCGGGAATAGAATATGAAAATGCCGAATATATAAGTCTAGAAAATTTGCCCTCTTTTTTTGAGAAGGACTGAATGTCTGGTTCCTTTTATATCAACCCCGACAATTTCAAGAAATGGATGAACAGCCAGGAGGAATTCAATCACTCCATGGAATGCAAACTCGTGGGCCTTCAGGTGGAGACCAGATTCGGGGCGAAAAGGATAATGAAAAAGATGACGATAGAGTCGGGTAGAGCCTGCAAGGTTGCGAAGGACTTTGCGGAGAACGGAGGAGTTATATCCGAGGTAATCGGGGAAGAATATCTCATAAAGGTGGGATCGGGATCATTCTTGATAAGCAAGAACATGGTCATCTTCTGATGTCCGAATTCCTCCGAAGCATTGTGGATTTTGTAGTGACAAGTGCATTTCTGTTTATGCTCGTAGGTCCTATGTAACCCGTGAACTGTTGCAGGGGAAGGTTTGAGTATCCCCTTTTCTGAAGCGATGTTCTCAAGTCGTCGAAAGACTCAGCAGACTCCACGAAAAGCTCGTACTCCATGCGATTTTCATAGGCCTCTCTTGCGACAGTCGCGGATATCTGGGGATTCAGGCCGAGTCTGGAGATGTCCTCCACGCGCGTGGCATAGGCCTTGCCTTTGAAACTGAAGCCGCTTACGACCTTGATCCCCTTCTTGTCACGCCTTGCGAGGTATAGGTATAGGCTATTTCTGCTCATCCAGTAGCTCCTTGAAGAATTCCTCCAGCACTATCTGCGTGTATATGTCCGGCGTGCCGAACTGGCCGAAAAAGCACCTCATTGCCTCTTCAGCCTTGTCTTCGTTCTGTTCTTCCATGTTTCTCCGAGAAAGCCCTATTCTGAACTATATATAACAATAGTTCGACCAAAAGAGGAAAAACATGAGCGTTTTCAGGGTGAAATTGACAAACTCCAGACAGGGTCTCCTAGACATACACGACAACCAGAGGACGGCCTACATCACGGGTCCGAACAGGATCAACAGGAAGCTGAAGGACGGCGAGACGTTCACCGACTGCAACTACTGGAAGCGATTTGCCTATCCAAACGTGCCTCTGGAGGAGGCGTTCATAGAGGTTGTTTTCGATGACGGCACGATATACAGCGACCAGATAGCCGAGAACACCTATCCGAGGGTGTACAACATCGTGGCGGCCGCGGGATCCACATACGCCCAGAACAAGGCCGACATAGCAGGGGATTCGGGGTCGTGGGCTCTCTTCGCCCAGATCACCAACAAGAGCGACGCCGACGACATAAAGGTCAGAATAAACGGCCTGGACACTGCGATAATAGACATACCGGCGGGAGCCACGCAGACCTTTAATCCCGGAGAGGTGACGATAGGCACCTTGGAAATAAACAATCAATCGGGATCGGCTCCGGCGGAGGTGCAGATACTAGTTTCTGTCAGTTCCGTGGGCAGGAGTTGATTTCTCCTCAGATAGCTATATTAGACCGGGTGGAAAATGCCAAATCTAATCAAACCAGGGGAAGCTAGGGTAATTACCAAGAACGGTGAGGTTTTCGTAAACATATCCCTGGAATTGACCGTGAAGTTGGACGGATCCAATATAAGCGTGGCTGCTGTCGGAGGAAATTCAGAATCTTCTGTAGGTTCCGTTTCGGACAACAAGGTCGGGTGGCAGATTCCCGACTTCACATCTAGCAAGATAGAATTCGGAAAATGAGGCAATATGATTGGCATATACATCAGCGATTCTAAAAGGAGAAAAAAGTGAGCAAGGCAATCGGGGCGGATGTCGGAACATATAATCTAGTGGTTTGTAAGAGAAATAATGACAATGAATTTGTCTATAAGAGGGAGGTCAATGCCTTTCTTGAAATGCCGTTGGACAATCGTTTTGTATTCAACATGATGAAGAACGCGGGCGTCCCTCTGATAGAGAACAAGGAATCAAATGTGGGATACGCCCTTGGCGAGTCTGCCGTCAACATGGCATACACCATGAATCAGATAGAGCTCAAGCGTCCGATGAAGGACGGATGCCTCAATCCCAGGGAAAGGCACGCCCAGCAGATCATGAATGTGATGTGCCACAGCCTCATAGGCGAAATAGAAGAGGATGACACGACGCTTTACTACTCCGTTCCCGCCAACGCCATAAATCAAGAGACCGATGCCGATTACCACAGCAAGGTTCTTGAGGCCATGTTCAGATCATACCGAAGCGAAAAGGGATACAAGGTTGATGCACACCCAATCAATGAGGCTTTGGCGCTAGTTTATGCAGAACTTCAGAACAAGAATTGGACGGGGGTGGGAGTGAGTTGTCTAGTTCCAGGAACAAAAATATATACCAAACGAGGATTGACTAACATTGAGGATGTAAAAGAGAGCGACGAGGTTTTTACACACAAAGGTAGATGGAGAACTGTTTACGAAACTGTTCCACAATATTTTTGCGGAACAAAAACAAAAATCAAACTTTGGGGATACGCTGAGGGCTACGAATTTGTTGACAACCACAAACTTTATGTATTACGAGACAATCAGTGGCAATGGATTGGTTGTGAAGAAATTAAAGTCGGAGACATAGTTGGAGAGCCGATTGAAAAAGAACAAAATGATTCAGTTGAACGACCTAAAGTTGAGGTTTTGAGTAGAAATACATGTTCCAAAATTTGGAAATCAACTCATTACAATCTGTCTCCAGAAATGTGTGAATTAATCGGTTATTTCTTGGGAGACGGCAGCATTAATCTCAAAGAGGGTTGTTTTCAACTAGATTTCGCCAATCACGAACATGATAACATTGAACGAGTGATGTGGCTAATCAAAAAAGTTTTCGGGAAAAAATCAAGCAAAACTAAAAAGGGCGAAAATTGCACGCGAATCAAGTGCTACCAAAAAGGAATTGTCCAATGGTTTAAAAATAACTGCTACGATTTTGACAAGTTCAAAAAATGTCCGTTTGAAATCAGCCATTTGAATGACCAAGAGGCCAAATCTCTTCTTTCTGGCTTGATAAAGTCTGACGGGATGGTTTCAGAAAGTCACATTTCTTTCTTCAATTCAAACTCTCATCTTGCTCATGTGTGCAAGCAACTATTTGGGCGTTGTGGAATTGCGGCCTCTTTATACTCTCGAGAACCAAGAAGTCATTACTGTGAATCGGAAAACAGAGTCATTTCGGGTAAGAAAATTTCTTTTTGCGTAAATACAAGTTCGCAAATTGGATTTGATGCCTTGCAAAAATCTTTGAATTTCAAACGCAAAACAAATACTAATTCAAGACCTGAAAAAAGAATAACAAATGAAGTCAAAGATGGATTCATGTTGTCAAAGGTTAAATCAATAGAAACCGAACCCTACACTGGTTTGGTTCATGATTTGCGCGTCGCAGAAGATCATAGTTTTAGCGGGCCGAATCTGGTTATTAAAAATTGTGGAGCTGGTATGGTGAATCTCTGCTACTCGATGTACGGCGCTCCCATATTTCAGTTTTCCCTAGTAAACAGCGGCGACTGGATTGACAAGATGGCTTCAAAGGCCATAGGCGAGGAGACCACGACCTATGTGAACAGAGAAAAAATGCATTCCGATCTCACAGTTGATAATCCTGATACTCTTGTACAAAGGGCGATAAAAGCCCAGTATGAGATAATGATTCAACACACTGTGCAGGGGATCAAGAAGGGGATAGAGGAGGCGGGCAACAAGGCGAGATCAGAACAGCCGATAGACATCGTTATCGCGGGAGGCACCAGCATGCCCAAGGGATTTGATGTTCTGTTCCGCACTATACTTGATCAGTCCAAGATTACTACAATGAAGATAGGAGAGGTCATCAGACCGCAGGATCCTCTCTATTCGGTAGCCAGAGGCTGCCTGATTGCGGCAGAAAACGCGAAGTGAAAAAAGAAAGAAAGGAAGAAAGATGAAAAAGACAGTAAGTGACCTCGGTGCTGGAGCCTACCTCCTAATGCACGGACACAAGGTCGTGGGCAGGAAGGGTAGGGACTTCATATTCGAAGTCAATGATCAGGAGGAAGTGGAGTTTGAGCAGAGGAAGCTCGAGTATCTATCGAGCGAATTCCACAGGTTCGACTCCTATATCATGTCCCTGAAGAAGGTCGGCGAATACACTCCATGAAAATAGAAGGCCTTGAGTATTTCGTAGGAAAGATATGCACCGTTTTCACTGTGCAGACGAACAGGGATTTCAAATCGGAAAACCCCCAGACCTTTCCGCAGCCCGTATTCCACTACTTCGTGGGAAGGGTGCTGGAGGTGAACTCCAGGGGCGTATGTCTGGAGCAGTGGAACAATGAGAAGAAGCTTCGGACTTTCTTCTTCATGGATCACATCGTTTCCATATCCGAAGAGGAAATATTGGATCCGTCCAATCCGAAGGACAAGCAGGTCATAGAGGAATACAAGAAAACGAATGAGTCTTCCTTGAAGAAGGCCAACGAGAATGTGGAAATGCTGAAGAAGCAGAGGGAAAGCCTTGCGGAGAATCCCTATCTTGACATAGAGGATTTGTCAATTATGGCCAAGGTTCGCTAGATTATTTTTCTCATGGCAATCTTCGTGCTTTCCCAGTCTCCCTGGGCGACGGATTCGTTGTATTGTCGCTCGTTTGCCCTAATGTAGTGCCTCAGTATCTTTTCGCCCTTCTCGACGAGCATGCCGTTCCAGTCCTTGAACTCCTTGCAGGCCCTTACATACGAGATGTTTGTGATCCCCCTGGACAGCAATTGCTTGGCTATTTTGGGAAGAGCGTCCGATCCGGCATCGTCGGCATCAAGGCATATGACAGGCAGGCATCCCCTGATCATGTTCATCTGCGTTTCGCTCATTGCCTTGCCCCCGAGAGCCGCAGACTTGAATCCGCACTGGAACAAGGACATTGCGTCAAATTCGCCCTCCGTTATGTATATTTTTTCGCCATCGGAAGGCCAGTTCTGGACATATAGGACATCGCCCTTTCCTATTCCCAACTCCTTGGGAGGGCCGAGGTAACGGAGGTTTGTTCCCGAATCTCCGATATATCGGCCGTTGTAGTATATGAGACGGCCTTCTCGCGAGTAGTAGGGGATGACTATCCTGTTTCTATACCTTCCCGCAGTGCATATCAAAAGGTTTCCCGTCTCTATCTTTCTTGACCTGAGGTACTCCTCGGCGTCCCTCTTGAGCCTGTGCGAGGAGGGCAGGTCGTCAAAAAGATAGCAGTCCTGTGGCATTCCGAGACCGTCCTGGACGGGTTCGCACGGTTCAGGCTCGCTCTTTTTTTCAAAAAGTTCGTTGACGCGCCTTTCAAGGTCCCCCAATCCGCCCGAAGAAGTGGAATTGAGGATTTCCGCCGCCTGCTCGTTGTTGCATTTGTCAACAATCATGACCAGTCCGACTAGGCTTCCCTTCTCGTCTGACTTCCAGCAGTGGTAGACGCCGTTCTCGTTGCTGGTCTTGCCTCCGTACGGGTTGCACCAAAGGTGGTGCTTCCTGTCCTCGCAGAATATTGAGTTCAGGAGAATTTCATCCCCCTTTACAATTACGTCGTCAAACCTGGACTCCGCCCAGTTCAGGAATTTGTCGAAATCAATTGACATCAGCGGCTCCTTGTGGGAGAATTATACCAGGAAATCCGGCAAAATTCAATCCGCCGGCCTCTATTAGGTCTGATGAAAATAGAACACATATCCGTATCCAGGGGCAAGTCCTACAAGCAGTGTCCCTACTACTACAAACTCAAGTACCACGAGAAGATACCGAACCCCGGCGAGGAGCAGTTCTACTTCGTGTACGGCAAGATCATCCACAAGATCGCGGAGTGCCATGTCCAGGAGAATGGGAAGAGAAGCCTTAACGAGATAGCGAATGACGTGCTCAAGGGGAAGATAGAGATAGAGGACGGCAAAAAGGCGCCTCCGCTTCCGATAGACTACAAGAAAAGGATGCCGTCCCACATCAGGGCCATAGAAAAACTGAACAAGTCCATAGGATGCGACGGCATAACGGAACACAAGTTCAAATACGACCTGCAGTCCCCGAACGGGAAGTTCGTCACGGGGTTCATAGACAGGATAATAATCAGGGACGACAAGGCGTGGATAATTGACTACAAGACCACCAAGAAGGGGCCTTTCAGGGAAAACAAGCATACTGTCAAGTACGACCCGCAGCTCCGCATCTACTCCCGTGTGGTACAGAAGGAATTCGGAATAGAACCGGAGAACATAAAGGCGGGCCTTTACTACCTCGAGGACGAGGAGGTGGTATCGTCCTCGTATGACGAGGAGTCACTGGCCGGGGTAGAGCAAGAACTTCTGGCGGTTTACGACACCATATTCTCGCACGACCCCGACCAGGTCGTAGGCTCCACCGGACAGCACTGCCAGCGGTGCGAGTACCGGGACATGTGTCCATTCTTCAAAAGTTCCAAGAGAAGGGTCTTTTGGGACGGAGATCTGAACAAGCTTCCTAGAACATGATGGGCATGGGTATGAAGTTCCCTTCGTACTTTCTGTCCGGCTTGTCCCAGTCCTTTATTGGCACGATCTCCATGATCTTTCTGTTGCCTATGAGCCATATGTGGTTGTTTTTTGAAAACACCGTCTCCATGGAGCTCACGGGGGTGAAATAACCTATGCCCTTGCCGGATATGTCTGAAGTGCCCCAGCATATGCCCACAAGTTCGCCCTCGTTTGTAACAAGACCGCCGCCCGACCTTCCGGGACGAGGGCTGTTCAGTTCGGTAATGATGTTAAGAGACCTTTTCTCGACAAACCTGACCTCGTACCTTGCGACCTCCCTGCCTCCGTCGCATCCCATGGAATTAAGCAAATCGCCCTTCTTCAACTTGAATTTGGGCGATATCGGAAAATATCCAGGAATCCAGTCGCACTTGAATCGTACGAGGCTTGAATCGTAACCGCTATCGTTGCTCCAGAAGAGCACTTCCGCATCGTAGGTTCTGGGCTCCGGCAGTTTCGTGCCGTTTTTGTACCACATCGTCACCTTTGCCTCTTCTTGTGGTTCGGAGCCGTAATCCTTGTTTCCCTCCCAAAGATGGCCGCAAGACAACACGTAAACCCATTCGGACGAGGGATCGTAATATACGATTGTGCCGGAACCCGACGATCCTTTTACGGAAACCTTTACGGATGCGGAGAGGAACTTGGAATATTTTTCGTCCCGCTGCTCCTTCGGAACCGGGAAGTCAACCCTTGTAGCATCCTCCTTCAGAATGGGATGTATGGGTTGCGTTGCAACAGAATGGTTGCAAAAAACTATAACTAACGATATAATCAGAGCAACAACTGAAATCCTTTTCATTTGTTTGGCCTCCTTGCTACTGATATATATCTTTTATTAAAATGAATAATCTCGCCTTGTTCGTTACCCACCATCTGTTTTTGACCGAAGAGCAAATAGCCGATGTGGCCTCAGGAAAAACCGTGGAGGCAGTGGGCCATTGCGTGCCCGTATGGGTGGATGCCAAGACGGGAAAGACGACAGAACCTGCCGCCGAGGTGTTTTGTTCCTATAGGATTCACAACTGCAGGGAAAAATCGTGCGAAGCAGAAGTTGTTCCGAAAATCGGATACGAAATCTACATCCCCAGCCTGTCTTCGTGGAGTCCGCCAGAGGAGTTGGATTTTGAGAAAATGGCGGAGATGACGAGTGAGGAGAGACAGGCCGCTCTGAAGAGCCGCGACAAGTGGTGGTTCAATAATCCGCGGCCGCCCGATGTTGAGAATCTGAAATCCGGATATCTTCGGTTCGAGGTGAAGAAGACCAAGCAGAAGGTTGGGAGAAGGGAGTACTCGGTTCAGCACATAGTGGAAATGGCTTCTCTTTCCAGGCTAGAAAGCTCCCTAATTTCCTGACAGGGACATCGCCATCTTCATGGTGATTATTTCGCCGTCGGAGACGGTTATTGTTCTGCTTAGGCTTGCGGACGAAACAAGTACGACGCCCGACGCGTAACCCAGGCCGGTCGACAGGAATATGTTCTTCACGGGACCCCATGATCCTCCTATGGCCTTGAACAGTATGGTGGGACTCGTCGCCCTGCGGTCTCCCGACTGACTTGTTGCTATGGAGAAGTTGTCGTTTTGTATCCTCTGTCTTTCGTAGGAATTGGAAGTCGGCTCGGGGCCGTAAAGATTTGATATGGTTGACGAGGCCACAAGAGATGTCCTTGCGTCAAGACCGATGTAATAGTTGGCAGGAAGCGGAGTGCCTCCGAACAGCACCTTCAATATGAAGTCTTCCCCGGAGTCGTGGAGCATGTTCCTGATGTTCTCCTCCCTGTGAAGGACGGATCCGGAAGAGTCCAGGTGCTCCATTTCAATTACCGTCATTATTCCGCGCCATGGCTTCATATTTTTAAATGAGGAGGGTTTTTGATATATATGGCATGGGCTTCAAAAAGTGGCTTCTTGAGGTGGGCGGAGGAGGGGGTCTCGGGGGAGGCATTACACCTCCGATCCAGAATCCACTCTTGAACCAGGGCGCATTTGCCGACTACCACGGCGAAACCGAAAGAGACCCCGCCAATCCGTACGGAAAGCTGCCCCCGGTCAAAAAGAACAGAAAAAAGCCTAAATAACAAAAATGAACAACACAAATTTTGCGGAAATCCTTGACGGCCTAGAGAAGGACGTATTCGACCTCGTCTCCAACCTTGAGAGACAGATAAACGGACGCATTGCCTCGTACGGAAGTGGCTCCCAAATCCCCGTCAAAAACGAGCCTGTGAAGCCCTTCCAGCCCAAATGGAGAGGGTTGAGAGGAGCATTGAGATGGCTGTGGAAGGGTCATTCCCGTGACAATCCCGACTACGCACACCTTTATGACAAGGAAGCAAAGAGCGAATCGAAGAAAGGAAGGCCTACGCTCGCCGAGTATCTCTTGGATGTAAGATTGATAGATGGATTTGCGGAAGAAATATGCTCCGAGGTTCTGGGCGATTTTCTGACCGAGTCTTCAATAGAAATTTCTGATCTGCTGAGGCAGTTCAAAATGGATTTCAGAAACATAATACTGAAATACAAGAATCTCGTGAAAAGTTCTGTTCCTTCGGTTGCCCCTGCGTCGTCGGGTCAGAGGCAGGTCGCTCCTGATCAGCCGGAAGAGAAGGCTTCAACGCCATCCGCACCCAAAAAGCCTTCAGAAGAAGAGCCAGAAACAAATGCTTCAAAGACAGCCTCCGCTCCCGAAAGCTCTTCGGACGATAATCCTCCCGCTTCATCGCAGGCTCCCCGCGAAAAGCCACAAGAAAAGGACGATAATCCTCCCGGAACACAGGGCCAAGAAGAAAAAGATGATTCTCCCGCGGAGGACTCAAGCGAGTCTGGTTCCGCTCGCAAGCCCAAGAGCCATTCTGCAAATATGGGAAGGTGGTTCAAGGAGGCGCTGGATGCAAAAAAGAAGGGCGGCACAGAATTAGAACCCAACTCGGAATGGCTTAATCCCAAGGGAATCATAAAGGCCGAAAAACTACCATGGGTCGTAGCCTGGATGGGCAAGAAAAGCCACAAAGACCTTCACAGTGACGAGGATGTAAAATCAGAGTTGCAGTCCTCAATAGGATCTTCATTCAAGGATTTTGTGCCTGGGGCCGCAAAAAAGAAGAGCGGCAGCCTAGTAGCATATTTGAGAAAGAATACGCCCTTAATTTCAGACGAGGAGTTCAAGAGAGCCATTTCTGAACTGTATGGGTCTGAATACGATGGTCCGGGCATGTCCTCCCAAAAAAATAAAAAGGATAAGGGTTCCGAATCCGCTCAAGGCACCGAAGACAATGAGAGCAAGGATGATGAAACGCCTTTGGTTCCTGGGGTTCAAGGCACCGAAGACAATGAGAGCGAGGATGATGAAACGCCTTTGGTTCCTGGGGTTCAAGAATTGAGCGACAGGGCCGTTTCTTCCCTGTACGAGGGCATGGATACAAAGGAGGAGATACTCATATCAGTAGAGAAAAATATAGTGGAACCCGTGTTCAATAAAATCAAAAAATCATCGGGGAAAAAGGATGCAAAATATTTTGGAGTTTGGTGGAGAAATTTTAAGAAAGAAAGTATGGAAGATCAAGACCGCACAAACAGACTAAAGGAGCAACTGAAAGAATTTGATGTCGGCACATCTGAATACAAGAGGTTAAAAGCCGATATCGCCGAGTCTTATCAAGAAGAGATTGAATCCATCATTGTACTAATCAAAAGCGGAACTTTGTTTGATAAAGTTTTGGAAAATTCAGAGATTTCAAAAAACAAACCAGAAAAGACAATCACATTGAAAACTTTGCTTGATTTGTTGCCGAGTTGACATTTTATCTGATTTCATCAGGGAAACCCACTCGTCTTTAGCGGGCGGGGTGGATCCTTGTCCTCGGTTCAACGCGGTTATCTGATCTTCTTCGGATCATGACAGTACCCGCAAACGCTGCACTTCTCACCTTGCCCGACTAGGTTCGCATCGCAACCACAACACCAATGCAACCCCAACTTCGCCCGCCTGCTTTTCTGCCGATTGCTCAAGACTTGTTCTCCATCAAAGTCCGCGCAAAGAACCAGCCATGTTTCATGGTGAGCTGCTGTTGATCGTTCCCGCTCCCAATCAATTCTGATCATCGTCCTCCCAATCGTCCTCGTCCTCATCCTCCCAATCATCTTCATCCTCGTCCTCGTCCTCATCCTCCCAATCATCTTCATCCTCGTCCTCGTCCTCCCAATCATCTTCGTCCTCGTCCTCGTCCTCCCAATCATCCTCATCCTCATCCTCATCCTCATCCTCATCCTCATCCTCATCCTCATCCTCATCCACAATTATTACACTTATAATTACAATTTATAAGCTTCAGTGTTACAGAAATATTTGTTAGATATTGAATTCATGTAGCTTACATGAATTTTGTTTATTTATG